GTATCTAATGCTGCTTCCGCTGCAGCTTGTGCTGCTAAGGCTGCTGTTTTAGCGTTCTCTGCATTTGTTGCTGATGTTGCAGCAGCAGCTGCTGAGTTAGCTGCATTCGTAGCGTTAACAGAAACTTGAGATCCATCGATTGTTGCATCTAAGGATTGACCATCGTTTGCAAAACCTAAAAGTTTTCCAGCTCTTGCTGTAGCATCATCAGTAATTTGTGAATTATTGATTGGAGCTGTTCTTGATACTTTTATAGATCTGTCTATTTCTTCTTGTAATTCTTGTACGGATAAAACAATTTTATCTAAAGCTCCTTCGTGAGTTTCAGCAGGAAAGGGATCGTTAGCTATGTAGTCAACATCTTGCGTTAGGTTTGTGTCTCTTAATAATACTACAGACACACCTGTAGCTGGAGCTGTTGTAAACGTAACTGTACCGCCTGTACCTGTATCGTTTATCGTAAAATCTGAATTTAATGTTTGTACTGTTTCGACACCAGCGCTGCTTCTTAAAATTACTTTTAATTCCGATGTACTATGGATCGGAAAGGTATAAGTAAATTGTGTAGTAGAATTATCGCCAGCGTACGAATTTCGTACTACTGTACTTGATACTGTCATAATTTTATTTTGAAATTTTTTAGGCGCGAAACACCTAATCTATTTCCCTCTATATTAAAGTTTGTCTATGTTGTCTATTAATATTATTCTGATATTCCAGGAGCCGATGATGGTAAAGTTTCGCCTGGATACCACCAATAATCCCTAAATTCGTTCTTTTGGTACCTATTTATTATATTTCTGTTTTTTCTATGAAAATTGGGGTTGATCATGTTCTCTAAAGTATCAACAATAATTCTTTCAAACGCTGATCTAAACCAAAATATTGAATTTCCTGGAGTATATTTTCTTATAAATCTTGAAGTTGAAGCTCCTAATTTATTATCTTGTTGAGCTATAGCTTTACCAGCTTCTACAAGTAGATTAAATGTTTCAATTCCGAAACCTATTCCTGGTCCCAATAAAGCATCTTTAGCGCCAGTATTATATTGGCTGTTTGTTTCTTGATATATAAGATCACCAAAGATAGCTAATCCTCCACCTTGGATCATTCTAGCCCACCAATACTTAGGATCTTTTAATGTTTCTAAATTAGCAAATTTTCTACCTTTTAACATTTCTCTTTGTTCGTGAGCTACGGCAGCTACTAATGTTGTGCCTATAATAAACGGCACTAAATATCCTAATTTACCTCTTAGACCCTGCTCTGTTAAACCTCTTTTGATATGAGTAAATAACATTGTTATTGGAAAGTTTTTAAACATAAGAGCTGATAAACCAACTTCTCCTATAAGTGTTCCTGGTCTTGTTCCTCCTGTAACAGCAACTCTACCTCTAGCTGATGATGATGGAATAGCATGCTCTGTTTCTGTAAGGATCATGTTATGAATTTTGCTGGTAGTGTTAATCTTATAATCCTCAGATAGATCTGTTCTTTTTAAAATATTATCGGGATCAAAGAATATATTTTCACCTGCTTTTAAAGTATCATCATCAATAGCAGCGTCTCTTAATTCTGTTTTTCTTATAATATCCCAATCACCTTCATTAATACCATATCGTTTCATTGTAGATTGAAACTTTTTAGGAAGCTCAGTAAATCTTTTATTTACGTTATCACCTAAAAAACCTAAAAATTCTAAACCAAAAGATAGTCGACCAGATTGTGTAAGGTTTGATAATCCCGACCATCGTAAAGTAAAATCAGAAAACATTTTTGCTATAGCTGGAGCGTCAATATCTAAGCTATATCTTGTTGCAGCGTAGTTAATGGCTAAAAAACTTTCTGCTACAAAACCTAATCTCATCGCTGTTTTTTGTTGTGTTTTATTTTTTCTAAAACCTTCAAACATTATTTTTAATGTTCTGCCAGCAGTTTTAGCTTGTGGTAAACCAGTAAATCGACTTGTGTATGAGCTAAAGAAAAAGTCTGTTTGAGCTATAATGGATGCTGAACCTAAAAGAGCTGAAACTAAGATCTGTCTTGTTCCTGCTAAAAATCTAGCAGCAAAGTTATCGGGAGCTGAAAATAAAACACCTTTATGATACTCAAATAAATTATCAAAAGTTTTTACTTTACCTTGAAATTTATTTTTAATTTTAGCGTTTGTTAAACCTTCATTTTTGATGGTTGCATAATCAATAATATATTGTTTACCAGCATTTTGATTGGGTCCAAATTTTCTCATAATAGCTATATCTCTAGCCATACTTTCAATATGCATTATGACATTAGAAAATACATCACCTTCTGAGTATTTTGTCATGTATTTATTATAAGCATCACCATCTTTAAAATGGAAAAATCTATGATCCATTCTTTTATTCATTAAAGCACTAGATCCTCTGTACTGTGACGATGCTACTTTAGATGCTAAACCATCTGTAGAAATATCTCTCCAAATACCAGGTAAAATTAATTCAAGCTCACCTTTTGTAAATGGTAAACCAGTTCTGTTGTTAATCATCTTGTTTGGATTAATAGCTTCTAAAATGTCTTTAGCCCATTCTTCGAAAGAAACTCTACCAACTAAATTTCTTGAATGATTTTGTGGTAAATAATCATAATCTAATTTTCTTATGTCACCGCCAAATTTGTTGTATCTTAATCTTGCTATTTCTATAGCTTCTTTTAAAGCTTTAGCAAATTCTTTTGCCATCTTACTAGATGTAGAACCAGGATTAAAATATTCCTTAACTAATAATGGCATTGTAGCTTTTACTTCATTAGTTTTTCTGCCAGCTGTTCTAGCTCTAAATTTTTCAATTACATCAACAATGGGTCTTAAAATTCTACCATGTTCTTCTTTTTTTAGATTAGTTAAGTTTAGTATTCCCGATCTTGCATCGAAATCTGTCATGTTAATTAAAGCTTCTCCAAAATCTTTTTCACCCGATGGAGTACGATATTGCTCCATATCAAAGATAGCTTGCTTTTGAACTTTTAATTGTAAAAGTAAATTTCTTTTTTTTATAATGCTTTGATGTTTTAATTCTTCATAAGCTTTTTTAGCAGCAGCTTTACTAGCTTCTGTTGGGTTCATACCCTCGCCTATGTAACGTCTTTCTAAATTTTCTAATAATTCTAGCTGCTCTTTACCTAAATGATCTTTAATAGATCCTTCAGTAATACCATTTGAAATACATTTACGATAACTCATTGACAATCCTTCAATCTTTCTAAAATAGATAACTCGTCTGCTTCTTCTTCTAAAATTTCTTTAACAGTTTTAGAAACAACAATTTTACTTCCATCTTCGTTTTCTTTTACACCTACAGCAACAACAGCATTTTCATCAACAGCTTCAGCTAGATCTTTGTTTTTATAATTATGCCAGGTGTTATCTAAATCAACTTTAATTTCTTTTTCTGCTTTTATCATCTGAGCTGTTTCTTCAGCAGTAAGAATTTTATTTTTAAATATAGATCTAGTTTTAGCAGCTCTGTTAATACTATCTTCTAAAGCTCCTAATCTAATTTGTATCTCTGATGAAAAACCATCTGCATCCATCATTTGTACATGAATAGCTCTATAACCTGTCTGTCGACCACCATCATTTAAAAAATCTTCAACTTCTATTAATCTTGATTTTGCCTTAATTTTGTCTAATAATTTCTTAGCACCATCTAAGCTTTCAACAATCACCCTGCCGCCTAAATAGTCAGAAATGCTTGAAGGATCTACGTCTTTTGTATTTATTTTAGATTTTAGCTCATTTAAGTCTTTAACTCTTACAGAAACTTTACCTTTAAATTCTTTACTTTCTGCTTTTAAAAATGTTTCTAATTCTTGTTTTTTTGCAGATAAATTGTTATATATCTCTTGAGTATCATTGCTCTTATGCAAGATACGTTTATTAGTTATGGCATTAGTATCACCAACAATTTTAGTACCCGAAGTATCACCTAGAAACCTAGGTGGTGTAGTCGTTGCGCTTGCAAAAACTGAAGATGGCGGTTCTGAAGTTGTTAGTTGGGTACCTACTTCTAAGTCTTGGGAACCAGCTAATTTTTCTGCATCAGAAGTTCTAGAAGCTAGAGAAGCTTCAGCACGTGTTTTAATTGATGAAGGTATTTCTTCTCCAACTAATTCTATTGCTAGTTCATCTGCTTGATCTTTAACACCCTGTCCCCCAGGATCTGAAAATAATTTATCTGATTTTAAATCTTCTTCGAATTTAGCTTTCTGAGATAAGCTTGATCCTTCAGTCGTAGTTTGATTAACTCTGTCGTATCCGCCAGTAATAGACCTTGTAAAATCTCCTCTGTCAGCTGCATCTGAGATAGCTTTAAGCCAGGCTTGTTCAGCTTCGGATCTGTTCCCAGCTTTGAGGAGATTTGCTGCTGTGTCGAGATCTCTTGAGAGTTGACCTTCGTAGAGAGCTTCTCCTGCGAGCCTTGATTGGATGATGTTATTTTTTTCTGCTTCATCTATGTTCCTTAGTTTGTTTAGTTTATTTCCTGCAGCTTGTAAAGTTGCATCGTTTTGAGCTATAGTCTTAAAAACTTGGCTGTTTTTCTTAAAATTTCTTGATGCCCAGTTGATAAGTGTAGATCTTTCTACAATATTAGTTTCTGCAAAACTTTCTTTTCCAAATAATGTTTCTTGTTTTGTTACAGTTTTTGGTAATTTATTATACTGTTGTAAAGTAAGATCCATTACACCAGCATTATCAAATTTTACTTTTTGAAAATAACTTAGAGCTTTAGCATGTAAAGTTTTATCTTGTACAAACTCTCCTATTTTAGCAGCAAGTACATCTGAAAATTTACCCGACTTCCACATACCCCATGCATCATCACTTAGTTTAGTTAAACCAAGAGCTTGCTGAATAACAGGTAATCTCATCGGCAAACTTTTTAATAAATTGTCTACATCGATATTATACTCAGATCTTAGCACAACAGCTGCATCTGCAGCGGATCCTGTATTGTTTCTTAAATTAATTAATAAACCTCTTAGCTTAGCAGCTTCGGGTGTTATACCATCTGCTTCTCTAAATACTGTAGCATTAATATTTTTTACACCTAATTTTTTTGCTAAACCTAATCTTTGGTGACCATCAACTACAGCTGTCTTTCCATTTCTAAATTCATAAACAACAATAGCACCAGCTGAAGGCTCATCCCATTCAGTTATGTTTGCTAATTTTTTTGATAATCCTGTTTTTTTATCTACACCTTTAACTTTGTATTGAAAGTTTTTAGGATCAAACTCAACATCATCAACTTTATATCTTGCTAAGTTAGATGGTAGTTTTTCTAATTCTTTATTATTTAATGAAACTTTAGCTTCGGGTAAATCTAATTTAGTATCTGTAACAACAGCTTTAGTTGCAGCATCTAATCTTTCGTTAGCTAAATTAATTCCTGTCTTATCTTCTTTGTATGGATTGGGTATTTGTTTATCAGAAACTTTTGGAAGGTTTTTATCTAAACCTAATACTTCAGATAATTCTTCAACTTTTTTATCGGGTAAACGATTTAGCTCAGCTCTTATTTTTGCGTAAGCTATTGGTGTTCCTTTTATAGCACCTGTTAAGACACCACCAAGTGTACCACTAAAAGCTGTTACCATTGCAACATTTTTAGCAGCTAAACCTAAACCACTTTCTAAACCTAATTCTTTTCTATAAGGCTGTACTTGAGTTTGTATAACAACTTCTGTTGCAAAACCTATCATAGCTTCTATTCGAGCTACTTTTAAAACAGCGGGTAAAATTTTTGCAGGAACAGAATATAAAGCACCTATAGGTAAAGTTGCTAATACAGTAGGATCTGTACCTAGAGCTGCCATTGATCCAACCCATGATCCAGTTTTTCCTCCTCCCGAATACCAGGAACCCGAACCACGTTTCGCTACGTCTGTAAAGTTAGACCATAGCTCTCTTGTATTAATAGCTATTCTTTCTTCTAAAGCATCTTGTGTATCAAATTTTTCTTGTCTTAACTTTTCTGCAAATTCGGGATTTGCTTTTTTAATCTCATCAACTTGGTTCCAAAATTTATCTATTCTTGATTTTTCAAAATACGGCTCATCGTCTATTTCGTAAGCATCGGGATCTTCGGGTCCCAACGGAAAATCATTAAAAGTTTTTATAGGATTGACTACATTTGTGTGACCTTCTTTATATAGAAGATCTGTCATTACAGAATACTGATCTGACATATTTCGGTGTCGGCTATCTGTTCTGTCTGATGCAAAGTTAGCATCTAATGCAGCATTATAAACTTCTTTAAAACCTGTTCTGTCTCCAGTAGACCATTGATTTTCACCTAGCGGATTAGTCGCTATTTTTTCATCAAATATAAATGACATATTATTTTATTTTTCTATTTTGAAAATCAGATTTAATTTTATTTAAATCTAATATTGCGTAGTTGTTTCCAGAGCTTGTGAAATTTCCATCAATAACATAACCAGCATCACCTTTACTTGGGTGGTTGTACATTGTAATTAAATACTTACCATAACCTACGCTGATTAAATAAGGATCTCCACCTTCAAAAATATTTACATCTACTACAGATCCGTCTCTTTTTCTTCCCGATAATTTTCCAGGCAACTCCATATCATCAACCATGACAGTTGTAGCTTTACTTAACATGTTTGGATTTTCTTTTACAAACTCAATAATATTATCAAAATCGTCTCTCTCTAACCAAGCTGGTACGTGTACATCGTAACCATTATATTTCTCTACACCACCTTTAGATCCGTTTTGACCAATAGCTAATTCCATAGCTTTTACATAAGTTGCTCTATGAAATACTCCAGCTTTACCTTTACCCGATCTAAACATCATGCTTGCATAAATGTTGTCAGCAAACTGTACTGTGCTTTCTAATGTTTTTAGATTGTTTGGAAATACATTTCTGTATTTTTCAACAATAGGATCTTTGTCTGTATCGGGTATTTTAATATCAATGTTTTTATTTTTTTGAATAAAGTAACCATCTAGCGCCATATCGATCCCCGGGTTTACGTTATCAATTAACATTAGACCACCGATGTGAGCTAAAAACTCATTGTCTTTTGAAAGCTCAGCAAAAGCCATTGGAGCGTTTTCTCCAAAACCTTCCACCATAAGAGTAGCTAAAGATTTAAACTGTTCTTTATTAGTAAATGAATTAGTTAAATTAGTAAGCTCGGATTTTTCTGCGATTGTAAAAAATTTAGTTTCAGATCCATAAATTGTAGATACTGCTTTTGATATAGCTGATCTATTTTGCATTACTGTTTTGAAAGCTTGTGTATTTTCTGCTGTAGGATTAAGCAAGTAATCTTTAATATTTAATCCATCTAAACTTATGTAACCTCTCTTATTAGCTGCTGCTAATGGGTCTTTATCTAATTCTGTATCAAGTTTGTTTAAATAATTATTTATAAATGTATATTTTTTAAATGCTTCTGTACTTGTACCATCGCCTTGATCTGCTGCTTGCATGTTAGCTTCTGCTTTCATTAACTCACTTTTAATTTGAGATCTTGACATAGAGTTAAGAGCTTCAGCTAATAAATAGTTTTCTTTTATATTTCTAATTTGTGTAAGTTGTTTTTGATTATTATGTATAGTTGCGTGAGTTTCATATTTAGATAATTCTGCTTCGCTGTACTTAATGCCTTGCTCTGATTGTGCAAGCATAGTTTTTAAACCATCCGTAACTGCTGCGTTTTGTGAAGTAGAATTTGTTTTATTTAATTTTAGCAAAGCATCGTAGTTTTCTTTTGTAATTAATTTATCTGCTTTAGCTCTTTTTAAAACACCGCCTGGATCTGTTTTAAGATCTCTTTTGTATTCAGACATTTTAAGATCTGTTCTGTATTTATTTACTAACTCATCTTTTTTACCACCATAAAGATCTGCAGCTTCTTGAGTTTCTAAATTATTAAATATTTGTGTTCTTGCAATAATTCTTTCATTCTCGGTTTGACCATAAATAGCTTGCTTAGTAAGCACGTCTAGATCTTGTTCAAATAATTTTTTGTGATTAGTAATTAAATTGTTATGAGATTTTAATTTTATAGATGACAGATCTTTAATATTTTCTGTTTGTATCCAGTTATTATATAATTTTTTTGTATATCTGTGTTTAAAGTTATTAGATAAATTATCATTAATAGTCTTTACACCATTTTTATAATAAGCTTCTGCTTCTTTAGGATCATCAAATTGTTCAGCTGTATATCTTAATTTAGCTATACCATCAAAATTGTCGTTACCATTTATTACAGTATCTTTAGCTTTTAAAACTTCATTTCTTGAATTTTCTTCTTCAAGCTTAGCTTCATAATTTACAACAGATCTACCAAATTTTTTAACAGCTCCACCAAACTCTTTAGCTAAACCAGGGTTCATTCTTACGTTGCTTTCTACAGCTGCAGTTTTTTCTGTGGGTCTTATTTGTGATGTTCTAATTTTTATAGTCATTAACCCATTCCTTGAATTGTTGAAGCATCTGTTAATAAACTAGATCCAGCTTCGAAGTATGATGCTGTTCTTCTTACTTTACCTTCGTACTGAGCAATCATACCTGCATTACGATCTAGAATAGCTTGATTTTCTAATTGTTGTTTTCTTACAAGAGCGTTGTATTCCAACATATCTTTATCACGTGCAAAAGATAATTCACTTTCAAATATATTATCTAGAGCTGTACCCGATCTCTCTACACCTGCTTTAGAAAAATTAACTTTAACTGAACCAAGATATTTTTTTTCTTGATCCTCTAAATAAGGTAAGTCATAGTTTTGATAAACTTCGAAACCTGTTTTTGCTGCTTGCTCTTTAACTGAAGCATTATAATCTTTTTGTGCCTTATTAAACTTACCGATTTGGTAAGCCATTTGACCACCCATTAAATCACCAATAAAACTCATCTAAAAAATCCTCGCATATCTATAATAATCTGATCCATCGGGACCATAGTTTTTCATTAATCCTTCTTGTTTCAAACCAAGCCATTCAGCAAATCGTAAAGCTAATTTACTATCTGCCTTTACGCTTGTTTGTAATCTTTTTATTTTATTATTCAAACACATCATTTCCGTACGTTGCTTGATAACTTTTGCTAACGTAATCGGGTAACGATGTATTTCGTGTGTAGCTAAAACCCACCCCTCAGCTACGTTATCCCACAGCGGAAAGATACCGCCTGCCGCAATGGGTTTGTTATTGACTATACCCGTAAACGACATTCCAATTTCTTTTAAAAAATACGCATACTTTTTATGATGCGGTAATATTTCTAAAAATTCATCGTTCATTTTTTGAGATACAATGTATTCAGCATGTGCATTCTCAAAAGGTATAATTAATACTTTAGACATTCTCCGTTTCTAGTCTCGGATAAATACCTAAGATAGTCATTGGCAAAGCTTGAGGTTGTTGTACATAAACTAAACCTTCTGTGCCGTAGTCACTATCAAATTCTATAAATTTATCTCCTGTAAATAATGGAACAGGTAAATCCATAGAAGCCGAACTGTCTCTAAAATCTATAGCTGTTAATGAATATACATTGGGTCCAACGCTAGCTCCAACTGTCTCGTGAAATCTAACAGATAAGTCGTATATTCTTTTTACTTTTGTTTGTGTTGTTTCTGTAAAGCCTTCATCTAATCTCATCGTTTGTAGATCAGAAGAATATTGTAAACCAACAACTGCTTCTTCTATTGAAGTATCGATTGTAATACTTCCGCTGCTTACAGTTTTAGATGCTTGTACTGCGCCTTCTCCAACTATCGTAAGCTCCTCTCCCTCTAAATGCGATAATCCTGTTAAAGTAGTTGTAGGATCTCCAGCGTATTTAAGACCGCTGTCTACATAGTGAAACTCTGTAAGATCACTATTGAAATCAAAAGATTTTAAATATTCTACATATCTTTTTGTAGATCCATTAATATATCTTTGCACAATTAAATAAACTTGATCTTCGTCTGTTTCTCCCGAAATAACAGCAACGCTTTCTACTTTAGCATTTAATAATATTTTATCTGTTTGTTCTGAACTGTGAGCTGAAGTTAAATTAACTTTAGCTGTAGATAAAAAACTTTCATTTGAAAATAATTGAAACTGATTGTCGTCTATTTTGTTTATAAAATATTTTGTGTTTTCTGATAATCCACCAATAGCTGTTCCACCATTGTTATAATAAATAAAATCACCTGTATGGAAACCATGACTATCTGAATAAATAATATCAGAGTGTACGTTAACTCCCTGGTATATTGCTTGAGCTGTATCTGAACCAGGAGCGGAACTTAAATTTATAGCTGTCCCACCGCTAGCGTTTGTTGCTGTAGTAGCTAACTTAATTGTATTAGCATCTACAGATATTACAAAATATACTGAGCTTGTATTTAATCCACCTATCAAGTTAGATGCTGCTGAATAGTAAACTGGATCTCCAGTAGCTAATCCATGGCTTGATAATGTAATCGTATTGTTTGTTGTATTTACAGTTGTGCTGTTAGCT